CAAACGTCACGCGATCAAACGCGTGTCGACGGTCGAAGCGCGGGTGATGCCACCCGCGGGTTCGTGCCAAGGTCATCCCCTCGTGGGATGACTATTTGACGATAACACATTAACACAAAGCTCCCACTTTCGTAAGAGCTTTGTCACTTTTTAATTAGTGATGGGTTCCCCCACCATCACACGGGTCAGTTCAAACAACTGTCCCTGAAGGTAATTTCGTCTTCAGTAAGGTCACTTCGTTCTTGGCATCGACCAGCGCGACGGCATTTTGTAGGTCGTTGATGTTATTAATTCTCTCTTCGAGGTCATCAATGGCACCACGCGTCTTGTCACCGTCGTCTCGCACGGTTTCTTTCATTGCACAGCAACATTGCGCAACCTGTGCAGCAATCGCAGCAGCATTCTGAGCAGCAAACATGGTCGCGGCGTCAGCTTTGGTCTGAATGAGCACGTTTGTCGCTGAATTCAGCGTTAGGCTATTAACAAGCGACGCCGCAGCAAGCTTCTCAGCTTGAACTTCGTGTGCGCTGGCATATTTTGATGCTTCGACGGCCAAAGCGGCAACGTTTTTCTCTGCCTGAACGTCTAAAGCAGCGGTGTTCTTTGCACTCTCAAGTATTTGTGCAGCAGCATTCTTTGCGGCTTCGACCAAAGATCGGCCTTCGATCGCAAACTGATTAGTTTGAATGACAGTATTGTCAGCCGAAATCGCCTTGCGGTTGTCAAGAATTTGCTGGTCGATCCAATGTTCTCGCTTGTCGAAATTCTCGCGATGTTCGTGATGTTCGTAACCACGGTTCCGTCGATCGTCATTATCGTCTGAAGACACGACTGTTTGTCCGGGCATGGGTGTTAGTACTGTAGCCATAATTACTTTCTTCTTTCTTGCCATTTGGCACATTTATAGATAGCATGGACAAATATCAAAAGTCATGTATATTTAGTAATCTTTTATTTTTTTGTAAACAGTGAAAACTACGGGTGAGAATGTTATTATTCACGTTGAAAGGGGAACATTACTATGAATTACGAAAGTTCTGCTACGTTACGTTTATCAGACGAACACTACGAAAAATTATCGACAATAGCAAAAGCAAGAGACATGTCTATTAGCAAGCTTCTCAGAAAGATCACGTTAGACTTTCTGTCACAAAGCTGTGATTATGATGGTTTGTTAGCAGTGTGCGAACACTGTGGGTTGTGATGATTTGTGTTGTGCCGTTAATTTTTAGCGTAATTTACGAGTATTTATGTTCTCTCACCCTCTCGTTGGATGACATTGTGTTGAACAAATGGTCGAAGCGCGGGTGATGCCACCCGCGGGTTCGTGCCAAGGTATCTACGGACTATTTGACTGTCTCCGCAAATAATATGAACATATTCATTGTTTCGTCCGACCCTCGCGAAGCTGCACAAATGCTGTGCAATCGCCACGTTGTGAAAATGACGTGTGAAAGCGCACAGATCTTGTCGACTGCAATTTCTCTTCGAGATCCAGCGTTGTACGGTGAATACGCGTGTTGCCTATACAAGCCGACGCACAAGCATCACCCATGCGTCAAGTGGGCAATGGCAACGTCGGACAACTTCGACTGGCTTGTGAAGCACTCGCTTGAAATGTGTGATGAGTACACACGACGTTACAATCGTGTTCATGCGTCCCGACGTGTGATAGAAAATGCGTCTGAGTTCGCGGGTGGAGAATTTTACAGTTGTGGAAACTTCAAGCATCACTCGCCATTTGTACAGGCGATGCCAGAAAAGTATCGATGCGACGACGCAGTGCAAGCATATAGAAACTACTACGTGGGTGAAAAGGCAAAATTTGCTGCGTGGGAGCCGAGAGCAAAAACTCCGGAATGGTTTATTAGGTGAACACACGTAGGTGCATGGTTTAAATTCTCTTACATGACAAAGATTTCATGTTGCGTCGTTGGTGCAGGATTTGTTGGCGGATCACTTGCTCAAGTGTTGAGTGAGCGTGGACTGACTGTTTACAATTACGATAAGGCAGGTAAATGTGCTGTGGGCGCTGAAAAGGCAACAGTTTTTCCTTGCTTTGAAAGAGGCAGAGCAACTCGTCCTGTCGAGAACGTTCGAGAACTCGTTGAATGTTGTGAAGCGAAGGAAGGGTTTTCGGGAATTGTGTTTGTGTGTTTGCCCACGCCAATGGAAAGTAGCGGAAAAGCTGATCTTTCAATTGTTGAAGGCGTGTTAAACGAGCTTGCAAATACAAATGTCGATTTGATCGCAGTCGTAAAAAGTACCGTACCACCCGGATCAATTGAACGCTGGAACAAACAATACGAAAATACATTACTACGCGTGACATTTAACCCCGAATTTCTTCGAGAAGCAACTGCTCTTGAAGATATGCGAAATCAGGATCGCATAATCTTAGGTGGGCCAAAAGACAGTGTGAATAAAGTAAAACAACTTCTTCAACAAGCTTTTCCTAATGTAAAAATTGTGAAGACAAGCAGCACAAATGCCGAACTAACAAAATATATCATAAATTGTTTTCTTGCTATGAAAGTTTCATTCGCAAATGAAATTTATCAAATTTGCGAAAAGTTAGCAGAAAATGGGTGCGATGTTGATTATGATAGAACATTGGAATGTGTTAAACTCGATAAACGAGCAGGTAATAGTCATTGGTCGGTTCCTTCTTTTGAGAAGGATAGTGAAGGAAATCCTTTGCGAGGTTATAGTTTGAGTTGCTTTCCAAAAGACGTGAATGCGTTAACATATCGAGCAAAGGAACTTGGTGTAATTCCTACGATGTTACAAGCAACAACTACAAAAAACGTAGAAGTGAGGCCCGGTCGTGATTGGGAAAAAATGGTCGGGCGCGCCGTTAGTGAGAAAAAATGACAATGTGTCTTGAGTGCGAAAATCAAGTTGCCCCTGGACGAAAATGTTGTTCAACGCATTGTTCTCATTTATATGCTTCTCATAAAGCTGCAGAAGCTGCACATCAGAAAAAACTTGAAAGAGATGCATTCAAGGCTACACAACCTGATGTTGTTAAGGTATGTCATGGATGCGTAAAAACTTTTACAACAAAATTTGCAGATTGGCATTGTACATGTTCTGAAGAATGCGCGCATTTAGCACAAGCAAAAGCAGTTCGTGAAAAAATGCTAAATGACAATCCAATGAAAAAGCCTGCCTCGCGCGCAAAGGCTTCAAAAACTCGTAAAGCAAAGTTTGCAAATGATCCTGAATTTAAAGAGATGATTGCGGAATGTACGCGTCAAGCGTGGGCTGACGGCAAGTACGACAACGTGCCCGTCGGAAAGTGCAAGTGGTACGCCCATGTCAAGCCCTCTGGCGAGATCGTCAAGTTTCAAGGCACCTGGGAAGTCGCAGTCGCTCGTTACTTTGATGCAAATCACGTCGACTACGTTGCTCACCGAGGTAGGTTTCCCTACACAACTCCTGACGGTGCAACTCGCTCGTACTATCCAGACTTCTTTCTCCCGTTGACTAACGAACACGTCGACGTCAAGGGCGCGTTTTGGAATTGGGAACAACGTGACAAGCTCGATCACATCAGGAACTCAAATCCTTCGATGAAGCTTGTGATCTACGACAAAAAGAAGCTTGAAGACTTGAACATTGATTACGTGAGCGTGCAAAAGGAGTTATTATGAGTTTTTCATTTGAAACACCGTCTTTGTCCGACATATTTCGCAGGTGGCCAGTTTTGGGAGTTCTTGTGGGAAGCATTTTTGGTTTCTTGCTTGGCATTCTTTTTCACGCCATTCAGTGAATTGTGTAATATTATAACGAGTGTGTTATAGTGTTGTCATGAACAAATTCACAACGTTATTTTCAATCCTCGCCCTAACATCTGTCGCTAACGCCACTGAAAACACGTGGTTCGATGACGCACAACAGCTAACGCCACAAGCCGTCGAAAAGACACCTGATCCCGTTGCTGAACAAAAGCACGAAGCTGTGACGTCATCGCCAAATCTCATTGATGCCTGCAAACATCGCACATTCACGCAGCGAATTCCAGATGCTAACGACACGACTGCAGATGGGTTTTCTGTAGCTATTTCGTACAGTTGTTTTGATGATAACTGTTACGTCAAGAAAACGCCTCGTGGAAATGACAATGTCGAAGCAAACTTTTTTCGAACTGACAAGACTTTTTATGGTGCCCAGGCATCACGTTGGCTTGAGCTTTCACAAGACATTGCAGGAGTTCAAGCGGTGTCAAACGAAAATGTTGCTCACGCATATGCAAACCGGTGTTATGCTCAAGTAGTTGCAAGCGTTACGTGTGGAAAAGCAGCAAATCAGTGCATCGTCACTGTTACAGTGAAGTAGGCTTTATGACAAAGCATGAAGAGACGTTGTTGCGAGAAGCCATCAAGAAAATGCTTCTCATGGAAAAGGCACACACTCAAGAAGTGTGGACTGATAATTTATGTTCGAGATCTTGACAAGAATAGTCATCCCCTCGTGGGATGACTATTTGACCATGTACATAGTGGCGTTTTGACACGTATTCTTGTACCCGTTGTCGTTGACAAGTTAATATCATTGTATGAAAATAGTTCATATTAAAGATAAGCTTGCAGAACTTGGCGTGTCGATCGAAGACATTTGTCTTGGTGACTTTGATCAAATTGGTGAGCTGACAGCTAAGAGAACTCGTTCACCTGGTGATACTCTGTATACAAGTTGTGGCTGCTACTATCGAAGCGCGTACGAGCGAGGAATTCTCACGTATTACCTCGTGAAGCAATACGGTTTCAAGTCGTTTCTTGAGGTCGGCACGGGCCGCGGCTACGTCACGTTCTGCGTCGCGAAGGCATTCTATGACATGGGTGTCAAGGGAAAAATCTTGACGATGGACATTGCCGCAGACGAAAATTTCTTTAAACAGCTTCAGAACGTGTTTCCAAAAGAATGGTTCGAGAACATAACTTTTGTCAAAGGTCCGTCACAAGCAGTTTTAGCGCAGCTCAATGAGAAAGGTGAAAAGTTTGACTTTGCGTACATTGACGCTGATCACTCCTTCGAGGGCACGAAGGCAGACTGGGAGGGAGTGAAGGGATTGTATCAGCGTGCAGTGTTGTTTGACGACTATCATCTCCTGTCGAAAGACGATCCAGGAATTAAGTGTCGCGACTTGATCGACACAATTGACGTTGAAAAAGAAAATTGCAATGAAATTGAACTGATTAAACTCGACAGGCGAATTTTTGCAGATGAACGCGGATACACTGATGAGCAGGTGAACTACGGGCAATGTCTAATGACAAAGCGTGATCTCGTCAGAGACGCTTGCGATTGGTGAAATTATGCACCCTCCAGAAGTTTTGCCTGCATCAGAAGTTTGTGACAATGATTTTAACAATTTCATTCGTGGGCTCTTTCATGAAAATCGCAAGTACAGACGTGCTCACGGGAGTAAAAAGAAATACGTAAAACAACGTCAACAACTTGGAATTTCAAGCAACATTGACGCTTTGAACTCAATCATAATGACGTCAGAAATTACTTCTGACGCTGACAAACAAAGTTTGTGTGATTGGCTTGAAACAGTCAAAGAAAAACTATCACATGCTTGACGTAAAATGGTATAAACAGTGTCCTGCAAATTTGGTCGATGATTTGCTCCAATTTTTCACGTTAAAGTGCACTGATGAAAAGTGTCATTCAACGCTTTTTTACAAAGAACATGCAATGTAATGTATATGTTGCGTGACAAAAATCATCAACGTCCAACTGAATATTTGTGTTTAAATTGTGCAAATAGACGACGCCTTGAAGAGATTGGAATTGGTGATAAGTTTGAAGAACTTCCACAAGCAAAGATCGTTGACGTTTGTGAAGAGTTCATGCGTGGGCAGGAGATGTTGACATGAACAATTTTGTGTTTATATGTCCCATCTTTAACGCGTCAAAGACGCTCGCACGTTGTCTTCACTCGATTGCGTGCCAGTCGTACACGAAGAACTGGAAGATCGTGTTGATAGACGACTGTTCGAGCAGAGAAGAGGCAGACAGAGAAAACGACATCATCAAGGCATTTTCGTGGTTGTTATATCAAGAAGGTTATGACGAAGACAAAATCATAACAGTCTGGAACGAAGACATCGATCGTGGCAAGTGTTACGAGACTTCGAACGTGCTTTATGGTATAAAGAATTTTTGTTCCGATGAAGACATCGTGCTTCGAATTGATGGTGATGACGCACTTTGCGACTGTGATGCACTGCATGCTTTAGATGTGTCATATCAACGAGGTTATGATTGTGTCTGGACGGCTCATCGTTGGACAGGATCAGGCAGAAACATTAGTGGTCCACTTACGGACAAAAATCCCTATAAAAGCGAATGGCGATCTTCTCATCTTAAAAGCTTTCGCAAAAAGCTCATCAATGATGTTCCTTACGAAAATTTTACGAACATGAATGGCGAGCTTGTCAAACGCGCCGGCGATAGAGCATTGTATTTGCCAATTTTATACAAAGCAAAGCATTCGGGGTACTTGCCGATGGTGACGTATTCATATACAATTGATGAACAAAACGGCGAAGTCTATCGTACAGAAGACGCACGTTTTCAAAAGGAAGAAGCCGATTTTATCTCCCGACGTGGCTTCATATGCGAAGGCACGCGTTGGGAAGACGTCATAAGGTAAATCATTATTGACACACGTGTTTCATGTGTAAACAACGTGTTATCTTACACAAGAGTGAGTTCACAGTTTCCATCGAGATGAACTTTGAAACATTTGATTGGTAATCATATATCACAATCTCAAAAGTTCACCTCAATGGAAGCGAAAAGTTGAATATAATTATATACTTGTGTGATCAAAATGAGTAGTTCTTCGTGCTCTTGCGTGACTTGCACTGCCACCCTGTATTTGCAGACTGATTGAAACAAGGTTCAAGCTTACCCGTAGCTTTCTTTAGGACAATTCCCTCATCCTCTTCGCTCAATGAATTCCACACGTCAGTAAATCTCCTGTTGAAGCTGTTTGCAACCGACACGAATTCGTTCACACGTGTCTGGTGTCCCTCGTCTTTTCCTCCTAACATCGAGTGCAACATCGCTTGACGCTCTGCAAACGTTGTTCCGACAAGTTGCACGCCATTTAACACGATCGTGTCAAAAATGTATAGTTGATTTTTCGTCAGTTTTGTCTTTGAATGTATGAGTTCTGCAGCGAAGACGTTGTACTTTAGACTTGATGATTGAAACGGGCACTTGTGCAAGTCTTGTGCAGTCCATTGCTTGTGATAGTCATTGTGACGTGTCATGAACGTGACGTCAAGCCCTCGAGCGAATATCACGGTGCAAGTGCCGTTCTTCTTCACCTGTGCAAGGTAGCCGTGTTTTTCGTAGAAGCCCAGCAAACTTTTTGGAACTTGTTGTGACGGGCGCGGCGGGTACACGTAAGTGAATTCGTTGTATTCCATTACGCAGCCTTCGCGTTCTCTTCGGCTTCTTCCTCAACGCTCTCACATGATCCCAACACCGATTTCAGCGCCTCTTCAAAGTCAAACCCATCAATCTTGGGCTTCACCGCCATGCACGTCGTCATTGCGACTGCTTCAGGATCAATTGTTGATGCCTTGAACACGCTCTCGATAGTATCATCGCTCACAACGTTCTTGCTCACCTCGTTCTGAATGATGAAGAAATTTTCGGTGTCCACGATGTCCTTCAACGCATTTTCCATTGCCACTTCAACGCGTTCCATCAAGGCTTCGTCAGCAGCAAATTTCGGATTGATTGCAAACAATTTCGGCGTGATGACAACTTTTTCGACAGGATAACCATTCGAAGTCAGGTATGAAACCTCTTCTTCGCTCAGCTTTGATGCCGTGCTGCGCTTTCGCATTTCAAGAGAAGCGCTTGCTTTTCCTTCAATTCCACGAATGCTATCTGCTTTCTTGTGGGTCACTCGAGCATTTTCAATCAGCTTGTTGAAAGCTGCAGTCTTTACATTTTGCTCCGCAACCTGTTTCATCGCGACGAGCGATTTTATTAGCGCGTCGAGCTTTGCGAGCTCGCTGAGTTGCTCGACAACAAACTCTTCTTTTTTGGAAGCTTTCTTTGAAGCAGGTTTTTCTTCGAGAGACTTTGCATTTTTGATCATTGCCATAACATCAATATACAACAATCTCACCATATTTACACTTTCTCAAATAATTTGTTAAATGTGTAAGTTTTCACAGCTTGTGGTAGATTTGAATCATGGAAAACGAAGACATCCCAAGCTGGCTCGACGACATGGATCTTGATGCAAAGCATGAGCGTCCCGTTGAAGAGCGCAAATAGTCTCACGTTAACATTTTTCATTAGCAACGTCAAATGAATAATTAAAAAACATGGCAATCATGAACCAGAAACAACTACGACACATAATTCGAGAAGAGATTGAAAACGTAGGCGATGTATCAACAACGTCGCCCGTGGCAACGTCTAAATTAAGTCCAAAACGAGCGTTGCGCGCAATGAAGAATGCGATCAATCGGCTTGATCAAGCTCAAACATTAGCACAAAACGTTTTTGATAAATCTGATCTATTACAAACAAATGATGAAATTTATGGAATATTAGGTCAAATTGGTGACTTTATTCGTGAACTCGAGGCTGAACTATCGATTATTGAAGAAGAGCTTGATCAAGAAGATTAAATGACGTCGTGATGAATATTTAAATAGAAAATAAGTATGACGTTTTCTGGAGCAAATTTTAAAATAGCCTCATGAAGTTATATGTAAATCGTCGGCCTTTTTACGGTCCCTTTGGCGGTGGCGCGAAGTTCGTCAACGCGCTCTACGAACGTCTCGGTGATAAGATCGTCGATCGCATCGAGGACGCCAACACGTTGTTGATCGCCGGCATGGGTGCAGACAATGACAGCTTCATGCCATCTGCAATGCAGGTTATGAACTACGCGAATTCTCCTCGAACTCGCCTCAAGAAGTTGAAGATAATCACCCGCGTCAACGACTGCGATGCCCGAAAGGACACGCACAACGTCGACGGTGAGATTGCTGCGGTCGTTCGTGAAAGCACGCACGTCGTCTACGTCTCTGAGTGGATGTGTAGCTACTTTGCCAATCACAAGTTTGTTCACCTGAGACACCCGAATACACACGTGATAATCAATGGGTGTGACAAGGGGATTTTCAAGGATCACAACAACAAATTGTCTCGAGTGTCAGACAAGGTCCACATTGTCTCGCACTCCTGGTCAGACAACAAGCTAAAGGGCGAGGACGTGTTCGCATGGCTCGATGAGTTCGTCGGGAAGCACGACGACTTTGAGTTCACGTTCATCGGCAGAACAAAAGCTGAATTCAAGAACAGCACACACGTTGAACCCTTATGTGGTATTGAGCTCGGACGCGAGCTGTCAAAACACGACGTTTACGTGTTTGCGTCCAACCGCGACCCGGGCCCTAACGTCGTGCTCGAGAGTATTAGTTGTGGTTTGCCTACGTACGTGTTGTCAGACGGTGGCGGCGCAATTGAATTCGCAGGAGACAAAAAACACGTGTACGACAACATGAAGCAGCTTGAGAGAATTTTGCTCGGAAAAAAGTACATGCTAAATGATTACAGAGTACAAACATGGGATGAGTGTATAAATTCATACCTGGAAGTATTGATGTCATGACTTTTGCACAAACGTTTGAAAACGTGCTTTCCATAAAGTTGTCAGAACTGTATAACAAAGAAGTCACAGTTGAGTACCTGCACGATGTCCGTGATGTGGTTGCAAATGCGTTCATGGAATGCCTGCGCGATAGCGTGTACACAACGTCGATTTCAGTCGCCGGTGCGCAGTGGCTCGTCAATGAAGTGTTCAAGAACGTGCAGCTGACCAACGACACGAAGATAAATGATTTGATAGTCACGAACGACATTGAGCTTGATCAGATTGACGTGGGTGACATTGTCTCGTTGTCTGAAATGTTTGAAGGAACGCACTTGTCTGAAAAATTGTTGATTGAACACCAACGTAGGATGAGTGAATAACAACATGCCTCTTTACACTACAGGAACAGAAAATAAACTCGAAAACCTGCAAAAGGATTACGTGTACTTTTGCGATGTTGGTCTTCAACAAAATGCCGAGTACGCTCGTGCAGAAGCTTTGCAACTGTGTGAGAAAACGAACATGACTATACCTGAATGGGCATTGCCTCTTGTTAAGAAAATTTCTCTCCTTGTGACGATGTTGATGATGGGGTGTGTCAGTCACTTTGACGTGTCGCCCATTGCAACGCCTCAAGCGACGGCAGCTACAGTGACGCAGGATCACTGCAACACGCTCGACACGTTGCACATCGTGGGCACATCGGCAGGCATCGCCGCGGCAGGAATAGGAACTGGACTGTCGGGCTTGGCAGTTGCCGAAACCAACGTGAACAAAAACATCATGATCAGCGCGTTGATAACGACCGGCACTGGAACTGGATTGACTGCGTTGGGAATTAGCGCGGGCAACTCATGGGTAGACGAGTGTCAAAAGCAAGCAGTTCAAAACGCCGCAACAAAGCTTACATTGAAAAGGAAACAGGAAGAAAATGTCAAGTAAGAAAACTTTTAACGACGTGTTCAGCGTGTTGCTTAGCGAGCGATTGTCAATGTTCATTGACAGAGACTTAGACAAGTCAACGTGTGTTGAAGTGTACACCGTAATTTTTAATTGTCTCGCCGACGTGTTGCAGCAGTCAAACGTGAGGCTTGACAATGAGAGCGTCAACTGGATTGCACAAGAATATTATGGCTCTTTGAAAATAAACGGGAAACAAGAATTCGATCCAAATATCTTTGACAAGAAAGCAAAGCTGGAAAACATTCCCTCAAAAGAACTCGCTCTCATGGCGATGTTGTTGAACGGAACAGACTTTAGCGAGGACATAATTTTGTTCCTGAAGAGGCGATAAGTGTATCAATCGGTCATAGACGCATTTCCTTCATTTTCTAAGAAGCTTGAAGGGTACGTTAATGTCATGTATGTTGACGTAAAACAACTTGTCACGACGGGTGTTGGTGTACTCATCGAGCCAATTAGTCAAGCGCTTCGCATAAATTGGATACATCGAGACACGAAATTACCTGCGTCAAGAGACGAAATTATCTCTGAATGGAACATGATAAAGGATGACAAATCGTTGGCACACCTTGGACACAAGGCGGCAGAAAAAATCGCAACGCTAATGCTCACTGACGTAACGATCGACGCGCTCGTTTTGGAAAAGCTGGAACTAAACGACGCATACATCAAGAAAGCGTTCGTGAATTGGAACAAGTTTCCTGCCAGTGCGCAGCTTGTGATACACTCGATGGCGTGGGCTCTCGGTGCAGGGTTTGAGCACACGTGGAAAGACTTCACTCACTGCTGCGAGAGTTTTGATTGGGTTGGTGCGTCAGAGCAGTGTCACATCAACGAGACGAACAATGCGGGTGTAATACCTCGTAACGTCATAAATAAGAAGTTATTGCTCGCGATAAAACCTGATGATGATCCTTCACAAATACACGGGTTGTAATTTAACAGTCACATAGTTTAAAATGTTGTTATGACAGACAAAGAATTTACTGATTTTATACATGAACTTCACGCATTGACGTCTGTTTGTATGAGAAAACCTGGATGCGAACGAGACGGTGATGCGGCACATCGCATCGCAAAGAAAAATTTGACGCGTAGATATGAGCAAGGTCCTGTAAAAGACGCGCTGACATATGCATTGTCTTCGCAATTGTCAATTAACGAAAATGGTCTTGACGTGTTGAGAAAACTTTATAAGACGTGGAGTGAAGATGCGAATTCAGCTGAACAACGTTAATCTGTCGAGCTCGAGCGGTCCAAATTGTTTCGGTGCTTGTCTCGTAAAGGCGCTCTTTGAGATGGGACACGAAGTCGTCTTTGACAACAATGCAGATGTCAGCTTGGTGTTCATTGAGCGAACGGGAGAAAAGCTGTGTGATAAAGTTGTGCATCGTCTTGATGGCATATGGTCGTCACAAAAAGATTTTGAACAAAAAAACAGGAGTATAAAACAAACGTACGATATTGCGGACGCAGTCGTGTTTCAGAGCGAGTTCGACAAGAGTGTTGTCACGAAGTTATTTGGATATCCTAAATCGTGTGATGTCATTCACAATGGCACGCACCTTGTGCCAATACGTGAACACAAGTTCACAGGACTTGAAAAGTTAAGGCAAGAGTTTGACTTTGTGTATTCTTGTTCGGCAATGTGGCACCCACAAAAAAGGCTTGCAACGAATGTTGAACTGTTCAAGCACCTGCGAAGCTTGTCACCTGACAAAAAGAGTTGCTTGATAGTTCTTGGAACGATTGATAACCAACAAAATTATGACTTGCTTCGTGCAGACACAGGAATTTTTTATGCCGGGTGTCAACCACTCGACGTGTGTGCAGAAGTGTATGCAATGAGTACCGCGTTTTTGCATTTATCGTTTGCAGATCACTGCCCAAACGTAATTACGCACGCTCTTTCACAAGAGACGCCGTGCGTCGTTGCGAGCAGCGGTGGAACAAAAGAGATTGTAAAAGACTTTGGAATAGTCATAAAAGAAGAGTGCGAACTTGAGCCTGGACACTTTGATTGGGATTCACCACCCATAATTGACGTCAAGCAGATCGTGCAAATGCCACTTTTTGATGCAATGTGTAACATGGGTTCACATGCAGACGTGTCGATAAAGAACGTTGCAAAGAAATACGTTGAATTGTTAGAGAGTGTAATTCGTTCGTAAGTGTGATATCATAATCACATGACAACATATCAACCTACGCTTCACAAGCACGTTCCAATGAACTCTCGTGTAAAAGAATCCGTCCATGTTGTTGCCCCCTATGACGAGGTCTTTGGTCACACTGAGAAGACTTCAACTCTGCTCGTCGATAGTAAGCTGAGAAAGGAATACGAGGGACTTCAGGTCGAAATCGACAAGTCCAAAGAAACCTTCTTGAGGGCATTGAAGGAACAATCCGGCTCAAAGAAGGACTTGGAGAAGGAGGTGTCGTCAACGTTTACTAGAAGTGACGAAGAGTTCTACCGTGCATTGATTCGGATTGAGGCAGAAGTCCTCACGCAGAAAGATGCCCCATTTTCCGAGATCCGCTATGACAAGATCTTTGATGAGAAGGTCTTGGCTTTTCTCGGTACCAAGGACTTCCGTTTGGCAATTGAGGAGTACATCAAGAGGTACAACGAACTCCTTGCTGCCTCTACATACTTCAAGAAGGGGACATTCAACTACTACAACGCCGCCACCATTGCAAAGAGTCTCGCGGACAATGGCTTCTTTGATGCCAAGCACACAGTAAGTTTGAATGCTGGCACAAGGCTAGAAATCACCAGTGAAAAGGAACTCGAAGACTTGATAGCAAAGGAGAAGGAGGGCATTTCGAAGGATAAGGATCTCAAGAAGAAGTTTGCTGAAATCGAGAAACTGATCAAAAAGAACGCCAACGTTCGGGACTTTGAAGCCTACCTCGCGGAGCATGAGGAATTTCTTCCTATGCTTTCCAACATCGAGAGTTTCAAGGAGGAAATCTGGAAGTCCTACATAAAAGTTAGGATCGAGCCATACCGGGAACTGCTCACAAAGTACCGAGCTGCTGAGGTTCGAAAGAAGGAAATCGAAGAGGCTGCGGGAAGCCAACGAACACAGTGGGAATCAGTGATCGAGATTTTCAACAAGCGCTTGTTCACGAGATCACACTGACGTAAAACAAACGGTTGAATTTGGAACAATTTTGCGTTTAAATTACAAAACAATTTGGCATCACCCGTGGCGAGGACACAAGACGAGGTCAGTCACAGGTTGGGGCGTTCTAACGTTGGACGAATTTCCATGCACGTATTTCATTCAACAAAAAGATTTCAAGAAATTGTACAATCAATCGCAAATTGTATAATTTTTCTTACATGAAATTGCTTGTTCTCATTGACAGCGTTCAATACGTGAACGGTGAAATATATCAACAACACCTGCACCCAGTGCTGCAAAAAATGCACGATTGCACATACGTTGAATTAAATAACACACAATCAATTTTTCATGATTATGATCATGTGTTAAGCGCATTAAAACTTCGCACGTTGTATGCTAACGTAGATCGTGTGAAACAGCTCATTGGAACTTCGTCAATCACCGTGCAGGACTATGACCCATGGGTGTCATTTGAGGATGGTTCACACTACAAGGGTGCGTATGACGTCATTTCATCAAGGTTGAATGTAAAAAACTTCATGCTCTCGTCAGTCGAGTGGTCAAACGTTGTGAAGTCACGTGGATTACCGGCATTTGGTGTTCAGCTTGGCGTCTCGCAAGAGACGTGCAAGTTCACGCCGTGGGAAGAAAGAAAACTTGACGTCGAGTTCAGGGGCTCGTGGCGTGAGAGCCGCCAAAGAAATTTTGATAGGCTCACGCAGCTTGGTATAAATGATGTATGGAAACGTGATTTTGTCAATCCATACAGCGCATTTTTGCGATATCTTGATGACCTGCGAGTGTGGGTGCAGTTTGAGGGTGAACCGACGATCGTTGACAAACAACCCATTGAATACAATGCACTTTGGCCAAAAGCAATTGAAATATTGTCTCGTGGATGTTTTTTGGTGAGAAATAGACAAACAGAGGCATTACACTATAAAATTGATGAATTACCTACTGCGTGTCTCGTTGATGATGTCGAGGAGATGCCCTCAAAAATTGAGTGGATAAAGAAATTGGATCCAAACGTTCGAAACAAAATGATCGCAGGAACAGTTGAAATATTGAAACAACGTAGGTACTATGAAATAATCGTTGAAGAACTCACGAGGCGCATCAATGAGTGACTATGAAAAACTAACACAACGGTACTCGACGTTTGGTGATAAACTATTACAACACACAGACGTACTTTATTCAATACAAAATAACAAAAAGTTCAAGCCGATTACCGTTCAACTCGCTCCGACTGAGACTTGTGACCTAAACTGTAATTACTGCTCGGTAAAAAATAGAGACAAGTCAAAGTCAATTGACATCGAAACGATCAAGAAAGGATTGACTGATTTCAAGACATTGGGCGCAAAAGCGCTTGAAATCACAGGAGGAGGAAATCCTTTACTTTATCACGGCATCAATGATGTGATAGACTTTGCAAAAAAGTTGAGCTACGACGTGGGTGTCATAACAAACTCTGTTGTGCCAACAAAATATCTGTCACAACAGTCAATAGATGCATTGGCTTGGATCAGGGTGTCGATGTCAATTCTTGACATTAATCTGAACGCAAACGTGAATTTTAGCAAAATTTCAAGCTCCAAGCTTGGACTATCATACATCATCAACGACAAAACGACTGAAGCGATCATTGATAAAATCGCGTCAATTGCATCAACGTATGACGTAAAGTTTGTAAGGTTGGCGCCAAATTGTTTGAACGATAACTCACTGACAATCAAGAGTGATTGGAATGAGACGATAAAAAAGCACAATTCGCGTGGAAAAATGTTTTTAAAGGAGATCAATGAAAATTTCTTGCCACATGATCACTGCTACGTGGGTCTCGTAAGACCGTATTGGACGCACTCAGGCGTGTACATCTGCTCATCGTTCGTCTTAGCGACCCGCAAGTATGAACCTGATTGGAAGTTGTGTGACGTTGAGAACGTAATCAACTTTTGGAGAGATTGCAACAATAAATTTGCTGCAGGTAGCAAGCCTTACGACGTTGATGTGAACAAGTGTTTTCACTGTTATTACTATAACAACAACAAATTACTTCACACAGTCGCAACTGAACTACCGGACAAAAATTTCGCATGATAGACATGTTTAGACAATTTGAAATTGAAACGTGTTCGATGTGCAATCGAAAGTGTCCAACGTGCATTCGAAATTCAACGCCCAACAAGGAACTGACATCATCGTGGTTTAAACAAAATTTGTTACCGCTTGAAGACATTGGACGTGTCTTTGCACAAGTAAATTCAATGGGATTTAGAAATCACGTTTGCTTGTCACATTACAACGAACCATTGTTGGACGACAGAATAACAGACATTGCGCACCTTGCACGTCATCACTTTTCATACGTTATGTTTTGTTCAAATGCAGATTTTTTGACAGAAAGTCTCGCAAAAGCTCTTGATGGAAACGTTGACTTGATTGGATTTACGTTGTACATGGACGATCTAACAAAGCGATCAAGTTGGATACAATCTCTTTTCAAGAAGACAACGTTGAAAATTTCTCATGGAAATGACAGGATGATAACACACTTCAGTCCAATCGCGGACGTCGTGAAATTGTCACAAAATTACAAAAATAATGTGTGTCTACTTCCACGTAAGCGAATGATAGTCAATCACAAGGGCGAGATGTTGCTGTGTTGCGATGACTTGACAGGAAATTTCAAGCTTGGAACAATTTATGAACGTTCTGTCAAAGAATTGTGGTACAGTGAAGAACACCAACGATATGTAAACGAACTTGCGGTGTCTGTGGGCAGAAAATGTCACCCGCATTGCATGTCATGTCCACGTCCGTGATCAAAATGTACGACGAAAATTATTATAAAAGCATTAACTACGTTGACTACTCTGAAAGAGCTGATAGATATCATCGTCTTTCGTGTGAGCTGTGTGAGTTATTGACAAAAATAAAGTTAATTGACAACTCGTCAAAGATATTTGACTATGGGTGTGCATTTGGCTACTTGCTTGAAGGTTTCAACAAACAAGGATATGCAAACGTTTTTGGATATGACATATCAGAGTACGCGACTGACATCGCGACAAAAAGAGGAAACAAAATAGTGAAGTGTTTCGGCGACATTGACTTATTGACGGCGCTCGACGTTTTTGAACACATGCGTGATGATGAAATAAAAGAACTATTTTGCAACGTAAAAACAAAAGCGTTGATTTGTAGAATACCTTGTTCGTACAACTCAAGTAGTTTCTACTTAGAAGTGTCACAAAAAGATCCTACACACATAAATTGTAAATCAAAAGAAGAGTGGAAAAATTTGCTAAGAACGATTGGATTTAAATCATTTTTGCACTTGAATTTATTCTCAATATATGACACGATAGGTGTTTTTTCATTTTTAGCATTGATGTAAGGACATGACATGAAAATTCTTGTTTGTGGCAGTCGTGATTTTAGTTATTCTGACGACATTGTCAGCTTTCTTGACTATTTTCCGAAGTGCAAGTGCACGACAGTCATAACGGGATATGCTCGAGGAGCAGATAAACTTGCGAGCGAGTGTGCAAAAATGATGGGCATGACGGTGCATGACTATCCTGCGAATTGGATAGTCTGCAATTATGCAGCGGGAATTTTGAGAAATCAAAAAATGTTGGACAGTGAACATGTCGCATCATGTCCAATTAACGTGTGCGCATACTTCGTGTACCCGAAAAAACTTGAAGAAAGTAAAGGCACTTTTGACATGGTTACAAGGTGTCAAAATGCAGGTGACATTGAAATCGTCGACTTCATGAACGTAATGCCAAGCGAGCTGCGCGAGATCATTAGAAAAATTAATGACAAGACAAACATCGTGTGTAACGTTTGACGCTGTGTGTTATGATGAAAATACCATGAAGCTATATGAAATACCACAGAATTCAATGATAAATTGTTCAACAAGTGATGGGTCATCATATGTATGGTTCCGTCATCTTGATGGTTTTTACTCATTTTGTAAAACTGAACGTGGAAATGTAGTTCACGTGTGTGCAACTCAAGATTTGAAGTTTGTCGAAGAACGTGAGAACGAATTCGGAAAGTACAACGTGTACGATTTGGCGTAGAAAGTTAATATGAAGAAAGTTTTTATTCTTAAACCAAACGAAGACTGGTGCGTTGATCGCATGGGCAACGAATTCTTCGAAGGAAATCGTGATATGTGCGTTGCAAGTCCAATGCAGGCAGACGTAATATGGCTGATGGCTGATTGGTGCTTTTTTGGGTTGGCAAAAGCTGGACTTCTCGACAACAAAAAAGTTCTCACTTGTTCACATCATTTTGTACCAACAAAGTTCGGAAAGGCGGAGATTGCAGAATTTGTTCTTCGTGACAAGTACACGACTGCGTATCACGTTTTCAACAATCACACGCTTGAACAAGTGAAAGAAATTCAGGAAAATCTTAAACTTCCCAAAAAGGACGTTCACGTATTGCCCTATTGGGCAAATAATCACTTGTTTAAGCCAACAAGCGAAAAGTTATTACTTCGACAAAAGTACAATGTTCCACAAGATGCTTACGTCGTGGGTAGTTTTCAACGAGACACCGAAGGTTCATCAATTTCATCGGGTGAATTCGTCGGAAAGTGGGAAAAAGGACCCGATACTTTTTGTGATTACGTGATAGCTCAGGCGACAGTTCATCCAAACGTTCACGTGTTGCTTGCTGGGTGGCGGAGACAGTACGTGATCAATCGTTTACAGTGCGCAAATATTTCTTACACGTACATCGAGCTTCCGAAGATTGAAACGATAAATGAATTATACGGGTGTTTAGACTTGTACGTTGTTTCTGCTCGTTACGAGGGCGGCCCACAGGCTTTACTTGAGACCGCGTTGTGTAACGTTCCAACAATTTCTACACCTGTTGGAATTGCAGAAGATGTGCTACCAGCACAAGCAATTTCAACGAACTTGTTACAGTGCGTTTCAACTGTTCCCGTCGTTCCGGACGATTGGAAAATTCCACGTGGGTTTGAAAAATATCGAACGTTGCTCAATTCTATTTAGGAAAATATGTCACAACAATGTTTTTATGATTTTGGTGATGGTCATGGATTAGTTCCTGCACATCGACACAAAAATAAGTCAGGAATTCTTGGTGGTTGGGTTGCCGACACTGCACACGTTGCACCGACTGCGTTCATTAGCAGGAATGCGCTGGTATTTGACGAAGCGATCATTGAAGATTATGTGGTTGTCAACTGTGATGCAAAAGTGTATGGTTCTGTGACGTTAAAAGATCACGTGTGGGTGTACAATTGCGGGCAAGTGTGTGGTCACGCAATGGTCTTTGACAATGTAAGAATTTCAACGACTGCAAAAGTATTGGGTGGTTTTGTAATGGAAAATGCTGTAATTGCTGGAAACGCTCGTGTGATTGGTGGATCAATTGGCAAAAATGCAATCATTCACGGTGTTGCAACAATATTTGGTGGACGTTACAACAACATTGAAATCGTAAAATGACAACTTGCCACGTCTCATCACATCGTTTCAATTATATCCTGTCATCAGTTCCTAATGATTGGACTTTGCAACACGAAAAAGTCGCAAAGACGATGTTGTGGGAGATGCCTGCGTGTGAAGTCTGGTGGGAGTGCCATGACGGCACGTTAGACACACAAGTCGAAAGCGCTGAGCGACTTGACTTGTGCCTTGCATCACGAAATGTGAACAAGAAGTTTTTCTACGTAAAGCCTAATTTGTCACCAACGTGTAGCAAACACTTTTATGAAAAAATTGATGATGTAAAGGGTGAGCTCATCACGTGTTTTCCATGGTCGTACTACGACGCATACTCATACATCACTAACAATCGAGAATTGTTCAGAGAAAATTTAAGCGGTGAATATCTCGTTGCTTTCTTTGGTGGGTACGCTTCATGCTACGCGTATAATCGAAAAATCGACGTTAGTTCAGCCGCGGTAACATATGGTATGAATTTTATTGAAATGTCGGGGCTGCAAACGAACAAATACGTTGAAGAATTGATGAAATCGTACTTCACGTTGCAACCTCACGGTGTTGGACCTCGACATGGAACTTATGAAGCGATGTGTTTAGGCGTCCCATCCTTAGTACCGCCATCAACATACTGGAAAAAAGAAATATTGGATTGTTGCATCGAATACGTTTCTGGTCACGTTCCTGATTACATTGATTTGGTGTGCGATGATTACAACGTAAGAAGTGAATATTGCAAATACGTGTGGGAAAAGTACATGACGTCGGGAGCAATCATTAGTTCGGTGTTAACATGCATAAAATAGTCATATCGTGGTTGTCATACTTGACAGAAGAAAATCGTGATAAACGACTTGAAATTTGGGAAAAATCATATCAATCGTTAAAATTCATAAAAAATGCTCACATAATTGTCGTTGACAATGCATTGCCAACAAGATCACTCACTAACACGCAGTACGAATATTTCAATGCAAACAATAAATGGTTTGATGTTGTCGCGCATTATGTTGCTTTACAGCGCGCAAAATCTCTGAGACACAAGTACTTTGCTTACATGTATGACGATTTTATCGTGTATGATGGAAGCTTCGTTGAAGATGCGGTAGCATACATGGATAAAAATTCAGACGTTAGTTGTATTCGGATAGCGGAATACAATGCAAGCGACGTTAAACGCTATGATAGCTTGATAACGCCAAAATGCATTAACCCGGAATCAGTGTCACACGTTGGTGTAAGAGGACAAAACGTAATTCATCGTAACAAACAAATCGTTGGAAATCACACTTTTTACAAATCAAATTTTCGTCCAATATCTCGTCCAACATTATGGCGAACGTCTGATTTTGAAAGAATTATTGGGTATCCCAATCCATGTCAAGTGATGCAATCTTTTGAAAAACACATGTATGATTGTGTAGACAAAGATTTGACGTACGTTTCTGGATTTATTGACGGTGGTGTTTGTCACACGTTTCCACAAGAGACGAGCACTCGAATAAAAGCAGGTAATAATTTTGGTGCGGTTGATTTACACACGTTACGTGATAAAATAGATAATTATATATGCGTAAAGAACACGTAAATCATCCTGCACACTATAATTCACACCCGTCAGGCGTAGAGTGCATTGACATCGTTGAACACATGGATTTCTGTTCCGGAAACGTATTTAAATATTTGTGGAGATTAGGGATGAAAGATGAAACTCCTTCAATTCGTGATGCTAAAAAAGCACAATTTTACATGAACAGATTTGTTGCGTTACTGGAAAAACGTGAATTGCTCAAAAATGCAAAGAAAAAGAAATAAGTAATGGGTCGCACATTTTCACTTTCAGAACTCAACTACATAATTGATAAAAGAATTAGTGTCATTGGCTCATCCGGGCTTCAAACATCAAATTCAACAGTCATAAATGTGTCAAATGCCGCGCCGCCAGAGATAGGTCAAGTCTTAACGGCAATGTCAGTTACAACTGCAACGTGGCAAAATTCATCTATCGGCATGCCGCTTGGCACAGACGTGCCCATTGATGAAACTCCGGGCATATCGGGAGCGCCAGGAAATGAAAATTTTACTGCACACTCCGATCACGTTCACGCATTACCACCATTTGGCACTTCTGCAGGCACGTTTTGTGAAGGAAACGATCCAAGACTTTCGACATTAGTATCACCTGGTTCAATATCGATAATTCCTGCCGCGTCAGCAGTTAGACCAGGAACAATTTATTTTCCAATTGACGATGATTATCGTTTTGTATCAAACGGTGAAAGCTGGCTGATTGACGTACCATATTGTCCCGTATTACAATCTCCGGGTGATTTATCAACGTGGACGTATGAAAGTGGAACGCCAAATTACGCAAACATGTTATCGCACGGTGGAGTTTATTCAACGCTAACTTGCTTAGCAGAAAATCCAACGCCTGATTATGTTGATTTTTTGTCTGCCTCTCCGACAATTGTTGGTGGAACAAATAACGTGTGGACGATCACTGCCACAATTCGTTACGCAGGCATTGGCGTGGCTGGTTCTACAAATTTGTATCAAAACGTTGGAATATTTTTGCTTGATGAAAATGATCATAGATTTATGTGGGGAATTTCTCTTGGAATATCATTTTTTGCAAGCGCACATGCTGCAGGTTTTACTGGGCACACTCGTAATTATTATAGTGCGCTAAACAGTCCCGAAATGTCGGATTTAAATCCTGCAAATTACACATATCATGTTCGAATACGACACACTTCAGCTGGATTATATTTTACAGAATACTCACGCGATGGACGTAACTGGAGCATTTCAACGAATGGCGGCACAAATGTGTTATTATATGGTATTGGATCACAACTAATACCTACGCGATGGGGGATTGGCTGTGAATATATTCCTGCTGGCCTTGCAAATTGGGACATTTTACAGTTACGTCAATCTTCAATTGATGAAGGAGCGTGATGTGTTTAACGTTTTTGTCGGCACAATGTACAGCGGTGAAAACGAATTTGATTGTTCACAACAGTTCATTGACGATCAAAAGAACGTGTTCGTGTCAAAATACATAGTGAAAAATAAGTCTGAACACAAAGCAGCAAAAGAACTGTATTCAACGTGGAACATTGTAAAGGACGAATACGACTTTTTTGTTCAAGTCGACGCAGACACAATACTCGCGCATGATTTGGTTTTTGATCATGCAACTAAAGCATTGTACGCGTATTTAGCACCTTTGCGAGATAATACAAAGACGTTTACGTCGTTACAGGCACCATTGTTTGACTATTTGACAAATGACTACGTGATGGGTTTAAACGTGTACTCTACACAAGTCGAGTGGGACGTAAAGATTGATAATTTATACACTGATAGGTGCACAAAAAATAACAAGACGATGCGTCCGGATAATTTTGAAGATTTTCCGAAGTCGTTAATTCCAGCAGGCTCGCACGCTACGATGTTGTCAAACGTTCAGGCATATCATTATGGCGTGCATCGTGGATTGAAGCGACAGTTTGATAAAAGAGACAAAATTCGGGCGACGTTAAAATCGCTGCCGCGAATGTTTGCGTTAGCAGGATTTGATGACTGCGAAAAGTTTCGCGGCACGATTGAATTCAATTACGGTGACGATAAATTTTTAAAAGCGTTTGAAGAAGCAAACAAACGTATCACTTCTTTTTAATAACACTTGTTACGCTCTGTTCTAAACAACCTGTCGGGTTGAAAATTTGTACAAAATCAATTATTTTACGTTGTTGTGTTAAAAAATCTAACGACACGTGGTTACTTTCAAAGTCATGTCTTTGTGAACGTAATACGTCTACCATTTCGTATGTTGTTGATTTTGTGTTGTCAGGATTACAATACTTGTGATACCGAAACCCGAAACTTGTGTGTAAGTCTTCAACTACGTAATATCCTTGTGACTTTACAAGCGGCCAAAGAAACTTAAAAGTCATTTGTTGAGCTTTCATTGTATGAGCGCTATCGTCAAGAATTATGTCAAAATCTCGTTCTTTTTGTGAAAAAGCGCTCAATGCATATTTCATCATGACAATCAACGTGATGAAATATGCACCCCTCAGGTAGTTTAGCTTTAGATCAGACAAACAGTCAATGAAGTGTATTTCGGCATTTGGAAAATAATTCCTTCCACATGCACGCAGATGCGTCATTATACACGCCAATTTCTAATAATTTGATGTATCTATCACATAGATGTGAAAAATGTTGTTCATAGAAATTACAAAATTTGTGATGTGTTGCTTTGTC